AAGTTAAGCTTATGCTTAAGAATAGCTGCCTGTATTGTGTCCAGCCTGAAGTTCCCTCCTAGGTTTGGATACAAAACCCCACTCTCTACTCCATGTTTCCTTAAGCTCAGCAACTTGTCAGCCAGTCTCCCATCTCCTGTAACAACCATTCCTCCGTCTCCCATTCCACTGAGGTTCTTGGTAGGGAAAAAACTAAACACTCCCATATCCCCAACGGTTCCAGCACTTATCCCACCTATCTCTGTTCCAAAAGCCTGACACGCATCCTCGATCACATGCGCATCCCCAGCTATATCCATTATAGCAGCCATATCGCAGGGATATCCAAATAGATGAACCGGTATAATTGCCTTGGTTTTTTCTGTTACAAGGTTCTCCAAACACCTAACGTCCATTGTTAAGAAGCCTCTTGTTATGTCACAGAATACAGGGGTGGCTCCCAATCTTAATACCACGTTTGCAGTAGCAATAAAACTGAAGTCTGGGACTATCACTTCATCTCCAGGCCCTACCCCAATGGACATTAGAGCCATCAGAAGTCCATCAGTTCCCGAGCTTACACCTACTGGGTACTTTATATTCAGGTACGACTGTACGGCTATCTCGAACTCAGTAACTTCAGGGCCAAGAATGTAGTTCCCTTTGTCAATGACTGAACCAATCAATGACTTTATCTCGTCTGAAAACTTAAGCTCCTCTGCTGGTTTATCTATTAACTTTATTTTCATTTATTCATGTCCGTATCCATACATACTACAGTCCACTGATCATCTATCACCTTGTAGGTTTTCCCAATAGGGCATTTAACTAAATCATTTTTATTCTTAAATACTATACGGCTCCCTTCTTGACTCACAAACCCTACAGGTCGGGCTGGGTTCCCAAGAACCATAACATAATCCTTAACATCCCTCTCAACCAAAGATCCTGCTCCTACAAAACAATATCTACCTAATGTATTTCCACAAATAATTGTAGCCCTAGCCCCAACCGAAGCTCCCCTTTTTACCAATGTTTTCCTCATCTCTTCTTTCCTATTGATAAAAGCCCGTGGGTTAATTACGTTTGTAGTAACAACAGAAGGCCCTATAAATACATCATCCTCTAATGTCACCCCCTTATTGAGGGAGGCATTATTTTGTATCTTTACTTTATTTCCTATAACTACGTCTTCACCAACCCAAACACCAAAAGCTATAATACATTTCTTCCCTATCCTGGCGTTCTTTTGAATATGACAGAAATGCCATATTTTAGTACCCTCTCCAATAAAGGAAGGCTTATCCACATAAGAACTTTCATGCACATAATAATTCATACTGGTATTTCGATTCCCCCCTTTAGGTATGACTTATTTAAGGCCAGCATAACCTTTGCCGTTTGATACCCTATGTCTCTATAAACAGGCGGAAGGTTCTTCCCGTTTACGCATTCCGTAAACTGCCTGTCTTGGGCTTCCAGAGGAGGAACAAAGGGACTATCTAGTTTTCTTCCCTTTCCCTTTGTTAAAGAAAGATAGTCATTCCCTTTTATCGAATGGCTATACTCATAAATAGAATCGGACTCGAACCTAAATGTCTTTTTAGTTCCGACCACTATAAATCGGTGCTCTTTGAATGGATGTATCCAACTCAATGATACATGGGCAGTAAACTTATTGAACATCAGATAAGAGGATGAAACATCCCTTGATAACTTCAGACATCGGAGGGATTCTGGAAATTCACCGGCAAGCATTAAAAGAATGGATATGTCGTGGGTTCCGAAACTCCACAGAACATCCTCTTGCTTCCTGACAGTCCCAAAGTTTAATCGGTTGGAATAAGCATATAATATATCACCCAACTCCCCTTCCCAATATTGATTAACGATGTGTTGTATATTGCTATGAAACAACAGTAAGTGGCCACTCATCACCACAAGCCCACTCTTCCTGGAAGCTTTCTCAATCTGGACCACATCAAACTCATTCAAGGCAATGGGCTTCTCTATTAGCACATTCTTTCCTCTGCCCAGAAGATAGATTGCATTGTCTGCATGGCATTGGGCTGGGGTTGCAATAACCACTCCCTCTACAGATTTATCCTCTGCCAAATCCTTTATGGAACTGAATGCCTTCTCTCCATTGGTTAGTGAATTACCAAGGGTTTCCTGACAGGAATCACAAACCCCATAAAGTGACCCTATTTTCCGAAGGGTTTTGACATGGTTCTTACCCCATTTACCAGCTCCCAGAACCACTATGTTTTTCTTCATATTGTTATGGCTGGGTGAAGCCTTCTCGACTCCTTATTCATCTCGCTATCCGTTGGATTCTTAAAGGAGGCTATGCTTTTCACAAGATGATATAAGTTAAATCTCTTGGCTACTAAACGCTGGCTTATGTCTTTCCCAACCCCTGAACCTAGAGTGGGGTCTTTGCTCCATCGGGTAAGGGGAATAGGCATTACCCGATAGTCTAATTGAGCGAGCATCCTATGGGTACATATAAATGCCATGTCAGTCCATTGAGTCCAGTGATAAGGAACTCCATCAAATACAAATGCTTTTGGTTTGTGCCCTGTCCAATTTGATTTTCCGAAAGAAGACTTAAGCATTATGTAGCTCAGACATATCTTTCCTCTGTCTGGAATCCTCTCAAAGCTCCTGATGGCAGTTGATATAAATTCTGGGCCAATAGTCAAATCATCGGCAGTATATACTATATAGTCAGACCCATCCCCTTTTACTTGTTTAAATGTCTTCGTAACAAGTTCCCAGTACCTTCTCTTTCCATGATTTACATGGGTGAATACTTCTACCTTAACCTTCCCATGAACGCCTTTAAGTTTATTGGCATAGGGTTTCTGGCTTCCATCATCATTTAGCACCACCTTTATTGTGTGGTTTCCAGACTGACGATTCAATTGCTCAACCAATCTCCTACACTGGTCTGGTCTATTGTAGGTATTTACTATAACAGATACCTTCACTAGAAGAATTTACGAACGTCTATCTGGTTGCTTAAAAGGGTAGTTGTCTTCGTGAAGACGGGATAAGTATATTGATACTTAAACTTATTAAAAGCCGGTTCATATCCATAGTAGTTCATCTTGTCTGTATCATGCACAACGAATATCTCTGTACTCCCCAAGAACCTTTCTATTTCCACCACCCTTCGACTAGCTGGAGCATGGTCTATAAATACAACTGATGCCTTTTCTACAGGTACCTTATCCCAGTCCCTTACAAGATGTACCGAATGTTTTCCTTTTATGAATTGTCCTCCAAAACTCCTATACCAGGACTTGTTGCTTTCATAGGTTTTAACTGTCCTTCCATATACTTGTGATATCACATGGAGCAATGGAGTGCTGAAGGTTCCTGCTCCCATCTCTATAATGGTTCCATCCGTCTTAAAGACTGCCATTAAGAGAGGAGCTTGGTGAGTAGAAAAGGGAGCTTTGTTTAAGATAGGGTCCATTTCTCTACCTCCCTTAAATTACTAAATGTAGATACCCTATTTCCCATATCGAACCTAGTTCCCTTGTGGATTATTCCCCACTTACAATCCGGCTTCATAAACCGATTCACTGTAAGATGTATGGGAGCCGTCTGAACACCAACCACATAAGAACACGTCATTGCAAGAGTGGCTAGGTCAAGACATGTGAAGCCAAAATGCTTCCCACAGAAATACTTTGGAATGGGTTCCGTACATGCTACCCTTAACCCCTTCGAGGCAAACTTGTCAGCCAGTTGATTGAAGTCATCAGGCTTTGAATCACACTGACTTGATTTCCCAACGCTGTTCACAATAAGAACATCAAAGAACTTATCATCGGGAGCCTCTATTTTGTTATCCTGGATTTCCTCCCAGTCAAACCATAGGTCTGCCTTGCTTCTTATGGGACAGGGAACCTTTGCATCCCTACATACCAGTCTGTACAGGTCCATTTGACATGCCACATAATCTTCCCGTCTGAGGGGGTGGTCGAAGAATATTCTCCCCAGCCACGTGTCGATGGCTCTTCGGGGCATCCTGTCCAAGTCCTCTACTATCACCCCTCCGCAACAGAAGGATAGCTCGTAGTGATAAACGGGGGAGCAATAGTAAGTAACATCTTCCCCTGCTTCCACTAGCTTCCTGAGAAGAAGGAGAGTGAGGAAGTGATCCCCTAAGTGCCACTTATTGTAAAAGTGTAATGGTTTAGCCATTGAGATACTTCAATGCTGCCTCCTCAGCCTTCATTCTAAATACATCCGTCATAAACTCAAACCCTCTATGGGCATTAGGTAATGGTCTTATGGCCTCTTTCTTTATGGCTTCCCTCAGCTTTTCCATATTAACTCTTTCCCTTGAAATAGTTTCCACAATAGAAGCGAATGACGGAATAGGGTATGATAGGATTCTCCTGTAAATAAAAATAGGAGCCTTCGACATTTTCCACTTCTTCACAAACCCTTCCCAATACCTTAGTTTTTCCAGTGAAAACCTTTTCCAGTCGTCTTCGTTCCCCTTTGGGAAAAACAATTTCCAAAAGCTTACTATGCTCTCTTCGGGATGTCGTATTAAAACTATCTTATTGTGGCCCTTCCAGGATTCATTCAACTTAAAGTCGTGTGTCTTCACGACATTGTGTTCCGGTCTGACGGGCCTCTTGTACCTTTCAGAGTATTTCATCCTGTCCCCAAAATAGGACTGAAGCACCCTGACCACCATGTGGTGACCTGACCTTGGGTACGAAATGATTACTGTTTTAGGAAGCTTACTCACCTAAAATGGTAAGTTAGCTGTTTTTGTTACACTTCTCCCGATCTTTGCTTCCAGAGTATTCTTAGACCACCCCTTGTTCGTCTTGACTCTTTCCACAAGGTCGATTGATTTCGAGTCTTGAGCGTTCATGCTCTGGGTTGTTTCACATCTAACCGTGTGGGGCAACCCTTTTTTGTTTCTTGACACCCAGTTGGTTTTCCCTCGTGGTGGGAATCTTATTCATCTCATCGTTTTAGGGAGAGGGTTTATCGCCTCTCCCTTTTTTGTGTCTAGTATTTTGCGTTTCGCTATACACAAACTACTTTGTGGCTATCCTAATATACACAAAAAGGGCCACCCCGAAAGGTAGCCCTTTTTTTACAACATTACTTGAACAACAACAGATTCTATTAAGAACCAATCGTAGGTTCGCAGAATGACATTTCGTACTCTGGGCATTCGTCTGAGAAATTCTCAACGATTGCGTGACGGTTCTCATCACCGATAAGAACAGTACCAGTTTCAGAACGAAGCTCGTGCATCGTCTTGATCGTTTTGATCCTGCAACGATAGTCCGGATTCGTTTCTGGGTCTGGATCAGTTCTGCGTACTGCGTTGGTTTCAAATACCCCGTAGGATATATCTGACCAATCGAGAATCCAAATAGCATTCCCGCGACTTACTAGATTGCCCGTAAAGTTTTCCTTATGGTCTGTGAAATAGTTTTCCACATACAAGGTAAACATAACGTCAATATCCTCGAACTCATAGGATACCCGTCTCCATAGAATGTTGCCATCGAAAACGATAGGCTCATCTGCGGAGTAATGACGCTGCCAGTCTATATCATATTTGCGCTGATATACACGTGTCATTAGGGTCTTGAATTGATTGGCAACCTTACGATTAGCCATCCCTACGATTTCGGATACTGAACCAACTACGTTAGTCTCTCTATGGCGACGCACGAATTCGAGAACTCCTTCGAGGAAGTTCACATCAAGTGCTGCACCACGCATATCAAACACACGCCCACAATTAGCAAGCTGAGGTCTGATTCCGATTAGCTGGGTATCATAATGTATGAAAGAGCCGGCGCTATTCGGGTTAGGATCAACTACACGAGGTAGGTTTTGGTAGCCTTCTACCGTTTGGTTTTCATCAATTCTATCACCATAGAAAACGGTGTTTAACCATTTCTTACGATATAGAGTAAATGCTTCCTGATTTTGTTTTACCAAAGGAAGTTCTTGGAACTTCTGGAGGTAAACATTCACATCACCAGAGAAGATTCTTTTCAGGTATTCTTCCTGAAGGTCATCCCATGTCCATGTGAACCGGAAAGTCTGAGGCCAGTAGGCTTTCAAACGAACCGAGTTGTTCACCGGCTGGTTGTGACAATAAGAATCGTAGTCGCTGATATGGTTACTCAGGTTTACGACAATACCATTTACCGGGTGGAAAGGAGTTTGTTGAGCAGGAGTCAACGCATTCCAACCTGCGTTAGTGAAGTACGGCTGTACTGTTACTAAAGCACCCTTTTCGGCTCCAATGTCGTCGTTGACGGCTGATAGAACTTTAAGGTTAATGGTCTGCGCATTTCCATTGGCTCCCTTGTTCAGAACCGTAATACCTTCGTTAATTAGAAAGTATCTTTCGATTGCTGGAACATCTGTAACCCACCTGGAAGATGATGCTGTTACCCGAATTCTCCACTGTCCTGGGTGCGCACCTGCCGTAGCAGAGCCAGCCGTGATAGAGAAGTAATTCTGGTTAATTATATCCTTATGCTCCCTTAAAATATAAGGAAGAAAAAAGGATTTATTAGGCCCAAGACGCTGCTGGGTAAGTTCCCCTTTAACGCCCTCGACTTTTCTAAGCAAGACATCTACTAGAATACTTTCCCTGACACCTGAAAGACGACCCATCAACGTATTGCGATATACGTTAGCGGCATCATCCAGACCTCTATTGCGAAAGTCTTCAATGTCCTGCGGGGTCATACCCCTTACACTCTCTTTAGTAAGAGTGCCGTACGGAGTCACTTGGACTGTACGTGGTAAACATTGTGATAATACTGACATAAGGGGCTTATTATAGCCCACTTACAGCAGTATTTACAAAATAGGGTAGGTTTTCCTACAGCATTTAACCAATAATAATATGGTTACAAAAAAATATCTACTTACTCCAACCAGTGATTAAGCCAGAATACTTCTCTCCCTTTTGGGGTTGTTTAGTTCCTGGACTATCTGTGTTGGGCTTTGCTGCCGGAGCTCTCGGGCTTTCTTCAATATCTTTATCTATTGTCTTTTCCCCTTTCTTGAGGTCATTCAGAGTCAACCCTCGTTTCTTGAGGTAGGATTCCAACTTTTTCTCCTCAATTCCACGAGCTTCCTTCACGGCCTTTTCTGCCTCTGTACGTGAATGATGGGAGAACATTCCGACAACATCATTCTCTGTAAATGTCCAGTTCCTAGATAAGTCCTGCTTTGCCTTCAGTCTCTTTGCATACTCCCCTAGGTTAAGAAATGTCTTACCATCTCTAACCCTAGCTTTCTCGTATCTCTTCTGGGTTTCAACTTCCTTACCCCATTTATCCAACAGATTCCACATTTCCATGTGTTCCTTGTTACCCTTATCAAAAGTCATTACATCCTGTCTGATGCGAAGATAATTATTCGCATGTCTTATCCCCTGATTAAAAGCACCCAATAGAGCTGGGGCTTCTTCTGGGTATTCCTCTAGAGCTTTGTCGTATCCCACTTCCTTGTATTTATCTATAATAGGCTTTAGGTCCTTAGACTCATACAGGTTCTTAAACGCACCGTCCTGATACTGCTGCACCTGTTTTTGAACAATGGGCTCCAACTTGGAACGACGTTGCTCCTCCTTCACCTGCCTGATTTCTCCAGACATCTCCTTCTTGGCTTCCGCGACAGCTACTTTTCTTTCAATCTCTTTTACCTGACGGGTGGTGATTTTAGGCTTATTCTGCCTTACAAACTTTATATACTCTTCGTTGTCATCGTAGGATTCATCAGATGCCAGGTCAATATTAGCCTTCTTCTCCTCTAGCCTTCTTAAGTAATCCACCTGCTTCCTAAAAAATCCTTTGTACTTCTCTGGAAGATGTTCTTCGGCTTCTCTTCCGAACTCTGCAAAGTAACGACTGTCTTCATCTAGGGAATCTAAAAACGCATTATCCTCGGGGGTTACTAAAACCCTACTGGTTTCTTTTTCCTCTGGAATTGTTTCCTCTGGAATATCTAATGTTGAGAAACTATCTTCCCCAGGTAGCTTCGAGAACGGATCTTCCTGGTCGGACTTATTTACCTTTAACTTACCTTCCTCGTCCTTTGGTTTTTCCTCAGTATCCGCATCCTTCTTTTCCTCTTCTTCCTTTTTCTTATCGTCTCCGGGCTCTATTCCCTTTTCTTTCTGACGCTTTATTTCTTCGAGAACCTCATCCGCAGACATGCGGTTGAATACGTCATCTTCCTTCGTATCTACGTCGAAGTCGGTGAGAGCCTGTGGCTTCCCAACCCTATCTTTTAATAGGTCTTCTTCGGGAGCTTTCTTTTGCTCTTCTTCTTTGGCTTGGATTTCGTTGCCATAACCTAAAATAAGATCATTGAACTTGTTGAAGTCCTGGGGTTCCTTGTCCTGGGCTGGCTGCTGGTTGTTGTCCTGGTTGTTGTTGTCCATTTGTTACTAATTGGTTTGCTAGTTGTAAAAGCTGTGCGATGGCCTGCGAGTTTGCGTCCACCTTGTCCTCCAGTTCATTCGGATTGGATATGACAGGAGGAGCCTTTGGTAATTTCAGGGAGAATGGAGACCCTGCTTGTCGCCATAGCTCACTTATCATTGTCGACATCGATTCCTCTCCATACTTATCTATGAACATCTTGAATATCTCTGGAGAAGACATTATCCTGCTCATAAATTCCGCTATTACCTTTGCACCCTGAACATTGGATACTCGGTTAATGCCATCCCTTGAGGAATAATTAAACTCCATCCCAGAGAGCTGTTCAATCCTTCCAGTTAATGTAAGGTCAAACTCCTGTAGCTTGTATCCGGGGTTTACGTTCATTACCGGATTCCCTTCTTCACTTTCCAATATAGCAGGAGGTACAGGTTCAAACCCAGCGGCAGCCACAATCCTATCGTCATACCTTTCTGGTACAGTTACCTTAATGTCTTTTGAAGCATAGGCCATAAGGGACTGGTAGATTATCTTTTTCTGGGCTGCTCGACCCGCATCAATCCCAGAGGATACGTATTCTGACAATGCCTCCGTAGTACCGGAAACCAGTTGCACCTCACTTGCAGAGGTTTCCCTCTCTGACAGTTGCCCCAACTCATTGGGGGACATCATAAGAGATCGGTCCAAATAAGCCAGAAGGGTAGATATGCCCTTCAGTAATTCATTTATAGCCTGTCCTACTTCTGCCTGAAATAGATGTATAGGACGCTTCTGTGCAGATGGATTAGGAGCTGAGAATACTTGCTTCGATTGCTCTCCAGAGAACTCAAATGCTAGGGGTTGATTGTAATAAAGCTTCCCACTCAACTGGTTCATCAGAGTGTCTCTAAGCTCCTTTGGTATTTGGTCGGAATCAATAGCCACCAAAAGGATACTCTGGATCTTCATCAAGTGAAGCATTTGAGAAGCAAGGTTGTTCGCCTGATCTTCGTATGGCATTATCTCATGTGCCATTGAGGGGCTTAACACCTTGTCATCCATCCTGTCGTAAGACATTACGAAGGCCGGTGTGGTTGCCCTGAACTCTCCGAAAACAATGGTTCTATCACCTGCCACCGATACCTTCATCCATACTGGGAAAGGGTATTCACCGAGCATTTCATCTGCCGGTGTCAACTTAACGAAAAACTCAGTCTCCCAGAGTGGAGTGTCTGCGGTATTTTCGTTGTAATAGGCAACGTTAGTATCTATGTTGTTTCCCTCTGTGAAGGAATTTGCAGGACTGGAAGCATTCTTTACTATGCACCCATCAAAGTAGTAGTTGAAGTATGGGCCATACAGTTCGTAGGCATCCCCGAAGCTTCCTGACTCAGGTATCTTATCCAGATTAAAGAAGCGTTTGTCGTTCTTTATGTCCTTATATTGAAGTACGTTCCAATAACCAAAATGCTTTACCCCGTTGTCCTCATTGAGAGAGGTTATCGGGTATCTTGTATCCCAGAATGATCGTGTTGGATGTGGTGAAACAAAAGGTATCCCCTCACGGGTTATAATATTGTTTATGTCTCCCTCGGAATCCTTCTGCCATGTCCTGTCTCTTTGCCACGCAGAATCAGCTATTACAAGAGCGTAGGAGTACATAAGCATTTTCTCTACATGCTGAGAAAACTGAGCTCTATATCCGAATTGATCTACAATTTCCTCAGCTCTCTGAGATAGCACATCAGCCCGTAGCTTTTCCGTAATTTGGCCCGATCTTGCCTCGTACTTAAAGTATGGATACAGACTGTTGTACTTGTTTATCTGAGCTGCCTTTCTTCTTCTGACATAAGACTTAACCAGGTTCATACTGAACTCGGAAAGTCTGGTAAGGTTCAGAGCCTTTATGTTGCCGTCGGCCAGCTTCTCATTTACAATAAACTTTTCTTTCTTGTCGGCTCCCAGTTCATCCAACTGCTTACAGCAATCCTCGAAATTGATTAGGCCGGAAGCGTACAGGAGCTTTGGGAAGTTATCGGGAATTATTGGCTGCGCCTGCATAGCAAGGTCGGCAGACATATAAAACTGATAGTTCTTTAATCCTAGAACTCGTCCCTCGTAAATATCATTGGCTATTCTATTCTCCCAACTCTCTCTCTTTTTGTAGAGCTTGTCCTTGAATTTCTTCTTCAGTCCCTCCAAATCTTTACCTTTGGGTTTCTCATCGTAGTTGGAACTTATCCAACGATTGAATACGGTTTCCCCGTCAGGATTTAATTTATCTTCCTGAGCCGTAAACATTGCTCGTATGGCAACGTTGTCAGTCCCGTATTTCTTAAGTATGTCTGGATGATTCACGTGGAAGGTCCCCTTGCTTAATCAGTTTATCAACGATTGTTGCTTCTGGATTCCTTCCCCATTTGCAATAAAAGTAATACTGCTCAAGGTTTTCCCAGTGAACACATATAGCGGCGGTTGCTTTTAATTTACCCCTCATAAAAACAGCCGTATCTTTTCTACTCATATACCCCAAGCAGCATACTTCCCTAAACGTCTTTCCGAGCTGAATAGACAATCGCTTTACCCTTGCTCTTGTCCATTTCTGTTGAAGCTCCTTTGCCTTGGTTAGTATTAAGATTTCTGCTGTTGAATACTTTAGTCGTTGTTCCTTCAACAATCATTAAAAACGCCAGAGAATAGCGATCAACTCAAATGGAAGTGGTGCTTGGTCTAGTGCAAACTCTATCTCATTCAGGTCTTTAATTAACCCAAGGTCTGAAATCGACTGTAATCCTGACATTGCGAATACTGCTGTTTCTCCGGTACGCCTAAATAGTAATGTATTGGCTGGAGGAGCAACATATACAATGTTACATATCAAAGCTGATTGGTCTACACTGGTAAAGTTGGGGTCCTGCTGAATGGTTGGAGTAGCTATGTTTACAACTCCCCAGTTAGTGACGCCTCCGGGAACACTATAGAGCATGTGCTGGGCGTTCTTCGCTACAATGCTTTGTGCTTCAGCTTTTACGTTATCGCTAATGTTCTTTGTTTTTAAGTCTAGCAGTCTTGGGATAATCATTATGCGTTCTCCTGTCCTTCTTCTTTGGTTAGTAATATTACCCCTGCTGGAGAATCATCTTCTTCCTCCTGCACCTCCTCGGGTGGTTTGTCTTTCAACGTTACTTCATTAACTTTAAGTTGAAGCACTCCCTCGTCGTTGGAGATTATAGTAGTCTTTAATTCCTCAAAGGTAAGCTTATCCCCAGGTTTCCGGGTGATAACTAAGTTAGACAGTTCGTTGTCCCCTGACGCGTCCAACGTCATTGTATTTATGTCTACGTCTGGCATAGTCCTTTTTTAAAATCCAACTACCCTTTGAGGGCTTTCCTCTTCTATTGCAACATCTTTATCCTCCACAGCCTCGAAAAATATCTTGGGGTAAGATACGGCGTCAAACATGTGTATTTCTCCTGTGACTGTTTTAAGGGGCTTCAACTCATCTTCTTTCCCCAGCTTATCCTTAGCCATCCTAAGATTTTGAAACATATTATAGATCGGAACGCAGGAAGCAGATACCATTATTCTGTCTGACAACAGAAGGTCTTTGGCGAGCCGAATCCTAGCAGCCACACTTCCCACTCCCTTCGGCGCTCCTATCATCTTTATCGGGGTGAGGTCCTTATACTCGTCTCCTTCTTCGATAAGTCTTTTGCTTATCCTTTCGTACTCCATGTAAAGGTAAGAACCCTCGCGAGATACATTCAAGGCCCAGTTATCGCTTATGTGGTAAACTGGGAAAAGATAGGTGTTCTTCTGCGCCCCAAGCGGTAGCTCACACCAATACTTGAGCTTCTGGAGAATCTTCTTCACCATTACCTCGGTGTTGATCCTCTCGTTAATCATGTTTATGCAATCAAACCATCGCCATACCTTTTTACGTCCCACCTTTAGGTACTGGCCAAACGCCACCGCATTGTTTTTATCCCCAGGGTCATAGCCTATAATTATAGGTTCCCCGGCTATCGGTATAAGTCTTGTTTTTCCGAACTCTCCCTTCACTACCCTATTCTTGTTGTAGTAATGCTGGAACATGGAGCTTCCAACAACCTTTTCAACCCACAGCCCCAATACATCTCTTGAGTAGGCAGTCGGGTCGACGGCGGCCTTTTGCATCAGGCGCTTTATGTACCCTTCCTTATTCTCCAACCACTTGTTTTCGGATAGGGGAACGAAGTGAACGCCGTAGTCCTTATCCCACTCGACCCGCTTCTTATTCTCCCACTTATGGGGCTTCACGAAAAATCCCTGGTACACCCAATGTCTTTTACCGGCTTCCGCAGGATTACAGGTAGCTACATACTGCTGGGCTTTCTCCGCAACGGTGTTCCTTCTACCTAATTGCTGTATGATTGCATAGAAATAACTGGGGTCTTCGGTATTGGATAATTCATCAAACAGAAAGAATGATACGGCAAAGGGCTTTATTCTATCCTTAATGTGAGAACCAACCGGCATCGACTTCAGCATAACCCTTGAGATTCCCCCATGCCTGTTTCGTATATCCACAAACATGTTCTTGGATACGTCCATGTAGGGTTCCGGGGAGTGTTCCAGACCCATCCCTTCCCTCCATTTTCTTAGGTTTCCCGAAGGTCTTCCTGATACTTCGGTGGCCTCCGTAGTAAGTTTTTCCCAAGCTCCCCCAGTAGTAGCTCCAGTGAGGGTGATGTTCGCTATAAGAGCCAGGGCGTCGTTGTGCAGGTAGCAATGACGTATTAGCTTATCAATACATATCAGAGTTTTTCCCGAAGCTCTCCCTCCATGACTCAGAACGTAAGGGGATGGATCGTAATACACCCTCCTCTGGTGTTCGTTCATCGGAGGTTCCCATAGCTCTACCTCTTCCACTGTTTTATTCTACCTGAACCGGAGTTACATTTTCAGGCTCCTTGTAACGAACCAGTCTATTTTTCTTTGGCTTTGCGGGATTTCCCCCAGCCTCGCCTTGTAGATTCTCCCTCTCCATTTCCATTCTGGTTTTGGTTTGGCTGTTTATTCCTTCGGCTATACTCTTTATCTGGGCGCTTATCTCAATCCACATCTTTTGCCACATAAGTCTAACCTGAATCAGTGAGGGCATCCCCTCTTCCCACTCGTACTCAAACTCATTGTCTAAATACTTTTCCTTTATCCAGTCTGCTCTCTCTCTTAGGTCGAACAGTTGCTTGTAGAGTGTTCCCGTAGTTGAGTCCTGAACTATCTGGCCTCCCAGCTTAATGAAGTCGGCGTTTGATAGGGTGGACTTGATCTGCTCTGGGGTAAACTTCGATTCCCTCATTCCCTTAACAAATAGGAATTTCACCTCCTCCTCAGATATGAGGGACACCTGGTCTTTCGATAAGGCTGCTCCGTTCTTCTTTATGGAATCTACAAGAGTAAGCTCACTTCCGGTCTCATCATTCATCCAGGCATACCGAAGGGCCTCGTCCTTTCTAGCTATCCTCTTAAGTTCCCGAGTTCCCTTTATGTCATGCCCAAGACGATTTAAGGTCTGAACGGCAAGCTTCCAATCAAGGGAATTATCCGTACTGGTACGCTTTATGTAGGTAAATAGATCGTGTAAATCTGCTGGGTGGAGTTCTTGTGCTTTCTTCTCTACAGTCATATTCTGATGCCGTCCGAAAACTCTCTGAGTCGGCGCACTATAGCCTTTGCCCTCTCCTTGTTCTGAAACATTTCTATAACGCTTTCACCTTCCCTTTGAGTGGTTGCAAATATGGGTAGCATGTTCCTGGTGCGGGTGTCAATAATTCTAAACAACACATCCTCAACCCTATCGGAACACTTCTCGGCAAATATATCATCTATAAACAAAAGTGAACAGGTCTTCCAGGAATCCTCCAGCTTGGAATAAGCCTTGGTATCTTTCAGAGAGTCTAAAACGTGGAGACTTAAATCACCTACCCATATAATAGTAGGAATTACATTTTTGGTGAAGTAGAGTTTCTTTAGGTATTCAAACATCAACCGTGTTTTCCCGGTCCCAGTCTTGCCGGTAAGAATAAGACTCCGCTCGCTGAATTCTCTTTTTGAAAGCTCTTTCCATTTCGCAAGAGGGAATTGCTCGTGGGCTATCTTGGTTTCCCGGTAAAGGGGGGGGCATATAACTTTCCACTCCTCGTTCTTTCCCTGCATCTTTTCTATCTCACTATCCACCTCCTGTTCCTGTTCGTATTTTTTCAGACAATCATCGCATCGAACTGATTCCGGGTGATTCTTATGTAGGTAATTTAAAACCTCCGTTTTAATATTACATGTCGCACAGGTGGAATCCACCATCTTCCAATCATCCATGTTTATATCCATAATTAAAAAGCGTGTTTTGAGGTCTTTCTTCGTTCCTCAAGGTTTCTTTCGCTTAAAAGCATCTCGTATTTCCTTATCCAGTCTATTTCCTTGGGAGTATAAGTAAATCCCTGAAACCCATTTGTGGCTGCATTCTGTATATGTTTCAAAGCCAACCAAGGAGAGGGGTTATACTCCCTATCAAGATAGTTTATATGCCCCTGAAACAGCTTCTTCCAGTTCTTAACGGCCCCTCCTTTTTTCGATAATCTTATGTCTATCCATTCCTGAAATGCTTTCTTTATGGGCTCCTGATCTAAGAAATGAGGCCATTCAAATCCTTCCGAAACGACCCTTGGAGAGATTACGCGAGTCCCAACTACTCTATAATAAGAGCCTTTCTCTGTAATACGGAATTCAATAAGATTTTTCTCCTTAAGTTTATCTCTTAAGCGGTATATCTCAAACCTATCCTTAATCATCTCCTCCTCTAACTCTTTGGTTGGGATAAGCTTCTCCCCTTCCCCACACTTAAATAATAAATATAGGTATAGGGGAGATAGCTTGTTCCTGTCTGCTGTTCTATTGATTCGTCCGTAAAACAATCCAATGGATTTCATTTCGCTCTATTGTCATGGGATTTCTACCGATAAGGGCTCCCTTACTTGTAATGGGACTTCACCTCTTTGGGTCACTCGTCTCCGATGGGGGTTTTCATGCTGTGGATTCAAGCAGTCCAGCCTCCACCTCTTCTACTGTGAAGGGTGGTGGAATGAAATCCGTATGGTTCCCATGTGCGATTGCCCAAGGCATAGGGGGAGTTTCATTGTAGTGAATCTTATAAGCCTCGTGCCACCAGTGAGAGATAAACAACTTTGCCGCGTATCTCTGGGCTCTGGCCATAAGCTGCGCCTTTGGTAGCTTTCCCTTCATATACTCTTTATAAGCAATCGTTGTCTTCTTGTAGGTTTTCTCTCTTAGCGCTCTCTCGGCCTCCGACTTAAAATCGCCAGCATCATTCTTACTCACCTCTTGCTTCATCCGATCCGCGTAGACCTTGCCATAGTAAGCTCCTTCCTTTTTCGAGGAGAAACAAAACGAGTGGCCTATTAAGGAAACCAGGGTCTTAAATGCTCGGCAGCAAGGGGGAGGCTTTCCCTTTTCCCATTTCTGTCCTGGCACTACACCGGCAAAGGAATAGATATGCCCTGGGTGTTTGGCTATATCCATATCTATAAAGGCTATCAATCCGGTGGCAAATATGGGGCCTATTCCCTTATTGGCCATTGCCCACCTACCCATCTTCTTATGCTTGGCGTATTCTTCAAGTATCTTCTTCTGTTGATCCTCAAGCACCTTGTACTGAGAAAAGTGGTACTGGTTTATCCTGCATGGCTTTCCCTCTTTCAGCTTAGCCCTATACTGCTCTTCCAAAGATTTTCTATGCTTTTGAGTTTGGTAGTAGCCGCGAACTGTATCTTGTATTTCCCCCCTTCCTATACTCTTTGCAGATTCCCGAATATCCTTGTGTAGCTTTTCTACGAACTTTGGAAGTTCCGCATTTGTTAGCTTTTGTACTTTTGTTTTTGCTTCTGTTTTTCTCATGGTTTTAAGTTGGGCGATGTGGTTATTATGGTGTGTGGTTTCTAATGGCTCACTTTCTCCCAATGGGGTCTTGTTGTAAGTGGCTACATATTATGGAAGTGGTGTGCGATAAGGAGGCCGTCTGCATCCTTATGCTTCATTATAAATTCGGTATGTTTAGGGTAAAGTTCCATCCCTTTAAGGCGACTTGCTTTCTTTAACTCGGGTCCTTTAAAGCCAGGTATCAACGATCGCTGCCAAGTTCCTGAATCGACTGTCTCGTATCCTATACTCAGCATCTCAAGGCATTGCCGAGTAGCCAGGTAACAGGACATTCCTGACATACTGGAGTTAAAGAACTTTGGGTTTACAAAGGGTCTCTCTATAAATGCTCTTGGATTTCCAGCGCCCTCGGTGAAGGCCCGTATCTCCTGGGATAGCTCATGCCAGTCTAGCATCCTGAGCATCTTCTTAGACTTAGTATAGTGAAGGGCCTCCTTTACTGGGGTTGGAAAGAATACGCTATCTTCATCAGATATAATTGCTACAGCCCCGGTGGTCCCGTTATCTATCCCTATAGTTACCTTGGCCATTTAGCACTACCTTCTATAATTATGGTTTCAGGGAATTTCTCGGCCATAGACTTACATATCGTATTCCAAATTGGAACGGTAGTGGTTCTCCACTCTAGTATTTCTTCCGGTTCAGCAAAGAATCCCCGTATCACTTTTACCGAACACCATATAAATCCCGCCTTCTTCGCTATTAAATCTTTAGGGCCTATCTTTATGGCTCCCGCATAATATATAAGTTCAGACCCATACTTAAATCGTATAACTCTGGGTCTTTTCTTAGTATAGGCCAACCTTTCCCAAGCTTTCAAAACAACCTGGCTTGCTCCGGTCTCTTCCCTTGTGGTATTGGCTAGATTATATCCAGTCCTTATATCTTCATTCATCGTTATTACGTTCTTTTGAATGGTAGGTATTATCGTCAAGCTTTTTCGCCAGATAATCAAGGCCCCTCATAAATCTTTCCCTATCGGGGAAGGATTTCCTTAACTGTACCCTATGCCTGATTATGTTCAGTAGAGTAACCTCTGTTATTCCATTTGCCTCACTCTTTCGGTCTCCGAACCTAAAGAACTGGGGATCAAACTTTTCGGGTGGCCCCTCCACCATATAGTGATAGGCCATATCGGTATCTCCAAGCTTACCTACCGTCTTTATTACGATTCCTTTCCTGTCCTTGTTTCCTTCAACTGTTTCCATATTTATTTGACCTTATATGATATTTAATAATCACGTGGCAATATGATATTGAAAACTAAATATTATTCCCTTCTTCTAAAACTATTCTGGGTGATGGTTAAAAGGGGATGGAAATACCAAACTGGAGCCTTATCGAAAGACCAGGAGTATGACCCTGATGCTCACTCCCCAGAAAACCCTAAGCTCGGAATAGGAAGAATGTCGCCAATGGAACAAATGGAAATGCTTATACACTGGGAAACCTATAGAGAAAGACCCCTTAAGGATAAACTAGATAAACTCCAGCCTAAGTATGGCTTTGCCGGTTACAGAAGAAGGGGATTCGAAAGGGACTATCGTAGTCTAGGGATTTCTTGACACCCAACTATTAAGCAACTCTTAATAGTTCACCATGCCTAAAACATCAGGATATCCAGAACAAGAAGGTAAAACACACCGCAAACCCCTTCCTGCCAAGAAAGGCAAGATCACAAAGGGTGCTCCCATGTCCAAAAACATGAAAGCAGGAAAAGGTGTGAACTCTATGGGTCTTACCCGATAGAGCCACCCTCTTCTTTTAATTGTTTAGTGTTGTTGCGCGGATTCTCCGTGCAGTGTTTCGTCTGTGCCTTTTTCCTGAACTGTAGAGCATATCTTAATGTCCCTGAAGATCAGTTTGGCCAGGTAGAAACATGCTACGGTAACGAGTGAACACCAGACGATTGATGTACCGACGCCTACCACTTGTTTTCCAAGCTGGGAAATCCAATTATCGAAAGCAAAGGCTGTCATAAGCCCTCCAATGATACCACCGGCCAAGTGAGCAGGTATAACGTCTACCGTATCATCCAAATCAAGTATATCGTTAAACAGGTGCATTAAGCCCCAGGCTCCTACCGAACAAGCTGCTCCGATTCCTATTGCTAAAGGAACTCCAGCTACACCGGCTGCTGGGGTTATTCCAGCTAAGGCTCCTACGGCTGCGGTAGCAACTCCTATAACGGAAGTCTTTTGACGAGCTATAAGATTCACTATCACCCATGTAACCATTCCTGCGGCGGCTGCTACAAGAGATACAAACAATGCCATTCCAGCTTTTCCATTGGCGGCCAATACTGATACCGCATTAAAGAAAGGCCATCCCACTATAAGGAGTCCTATGCCTATAAGGGCTTGTGAGTTGTTCCACGCGTACACATCTCTATGTTTTAGTCTGCGGCCAGCAAAGAACAAGCCTACTGCACAAAGGATGCCTGAAGGTATGTGAACTACATTCCCTCCTGCAAGGTCTTCCACTCCTAGCTTAAGAAGAAACCCGTTATCTGCCCAGGACATATATGCTATTGGGCAATAGGAAAACGTAAGCCACAGTAAGGTAATAAAGGCTAAGGGAAGGAGCTTAATCCTACCCAGGATGCCTCCGAACCCAATTACAGGGGTAATTACAGCAAAGGTAAGTTGAAATCCGGCTATCAGTATCTCCGGAATTCCGTCTTCAGTTACACTCCCTTTTAGGTTTCCAAGGAATAGGTTACTGAAGTTACCGAAGAACTTCCCGACCCCGTTAAAGGCAAAGTTGTACCCGTATATTCCCCACATAAGGATCGCTATGGCTGAGATCACCAACCCGTTACACCATGTATTCATGGCTTCTGACTTCTTACAAAGCCCGCTATTCAGGACAATTACGCCCACTATCATCAACGTCACCATTCCTATACCCAGGGCAAGGAATGTGGAATTTCCTGAATCAATCAGGGATTTTACTTCTGGCATATTATTTACCCCAGGGAAGGTTTAGTGCTGAATGAGGACAATATGTTACCGCTTCAGCTAAAGAATAACTTCCGTCTGGATTCCTTTGCTGCGTAGTCACCTGTAGGAAAAACCCCGCTGTAATCCCGTCCTTACCTACACTTAGGATTTTCGTACTTTTCATCCATCCCTCTTTTTCAGAACTGGCCTTACACAGAAGTTTCCATGCGTCTCCATCTCCGAATACTTTTACATCAGGAACATTTTTAGACGTACCTGATATATCACTGTTATGTAATGTTTTGTTCATATCTTTTTATTTTATTGTTTGTCGTTATTTAGAAAAGAAAAGGGGGAGTGGCCCTTCACCTCCACTCCCCCGACCGTCTTTCTCTGTTCCCTAGTTCTACATTAGGAAGTTAAAGGAAATCCCTCCGAAGAGGTTTCCTGAATCTTTCCCAAAGGATAATAGCCCTGAGTAGTTTACACTAGCTGTTGCCGTTACTGCCTCAGTTATACTAAAGTCTTTCGATGCTCCGAAGGAATATCCATGCAGGTTGCTTTCGTCTACTCCATGATAAGCTTCGTTATACTCCGCGTTCGAGTAGGATATTAGCGATGAAAAGTCGACACCGTATCGTGTAGCTCCCACTCCAGTCTCCAGGTAAATACCATCAGCACGATCAATGTCATAAAACAAAGATACATAGGGCGAAACATGTTCTGCATCGTAGGTGATAGTCCCGTATACCTCTCTTGTCCCGAGGTCTCCTGTAGGAAAAACATATTCAATAGCTCCAATCTCTCCATTTAATTTTCCTTTCGTTTTGCTGTAGGCTATAAACAGGTCGACCTCGTTAAAGTCGCCCATCTTATTGCTATAGTCAGGGTGGATCAGGTTATTGAACCACGCGCCTACAGTAAGACCTTTCTCAGTCGCAAGTGATACTTGTCCCTGGGAAATAGTCTTTTCGTTTAAAGTTTCCTGCCGCCAGTTATACTCACTAAAAGCGCCTAAATCAAAGGATAACTCATACGTCTTTTGAGCCCGCGATATAAGTGCGGTAAATAATAGGGGAACGATTAGTAATGTCTTCATTTTCATATTCTCAGCTCAGTTTGCTGTATATCAGGGTTTGTCAAACTCTCTTTTTTTACCTTATACTCTCCAATTAGGTCTTTAATAATACTGTTTTTATTATCAGACTTCCCACCGTCTATGGTATCTCGAATAAGCTTTTTCTTGCTTTTTATTATACCCATTATCTTTTCCTCTACAGTGTTCTCTCCCAATAAGTACCAAGAGGTTACGGGGTTGGTTTGGCCTATCCTATCAACCCTCCCGGTGGCCTGTTCGTGAACCACCGAAGTCCACCCCAACTCTACGAATAGAACGTCGCTTGATTCCGTAAGGTTATGCCCCTCGCTATCTGCCGAAAGGCTGCAAACAATAACTTTTACTTCTTCCTTGTCCTTAAATAAGTCAATGGCCTCGGAGGAATTCTTGTACGCCCCGGTCCACACCGAATCCTTTATGCTTTCGTGAAGCGCTTTCTGGGCCTTTCGGTGACTTGCAAACACCACAAGCTTTCCCCCTCCACTCGTAAAGTTCCATATCCACTCAAGCACATGGCGCATCTTTCCTTCGGATACAGCCGCCTTCATCTTCTCCAGCCTTATAAGAGCCTCTGCCTTTTGCTCGTCGTCGCTTAGAAGCCCTATAAACCCTTTCTCATATACCTCGTACTCTCCCCGGTTATCTATTGGTATCTTGATTATAACGTCTCTCTGGGGGGGTAGCTCTTTCTGCACCTCTTTTTTCCTTCTCCTTATAAAACAGGTGCTTCGTAATTCATCCCCAAGCTCCTTCATGTTTTGAGTTCCGGTTATCACCATCCTGAACTTCCCCGGGGAATTATAAATCCTGGACTTGGTACAGTATTTAGCAACGAACTTTATGTATCCTCCGAAGTGGGATTCAAATACTCCTAAGAACTGCAACTGAGGAATAAGCTCCAGTATCCTGTTTTTTATCGGGGTTCCCGTAAGACATATTCGGTATTCCGCAAAACAGTTTCTAGCCAACTTAAGGATAGCTTTCGTTCTCTGGGTAGTGGAACTCCCTATGTTATGGCTCTCATCTAATATGATAGTTCTCCAGTTGGTATCCATCAAGGCTTCCAGATTCTTCTTAACCCCGTTGTAATGGACTATCTTTATATAATCTCTACCTATATCGTCTATCAAAGCCTCCTGGTTTATCCACTTCTTAAACTCCCTCTTCCAGTTCGACTTCAGCCCCTTTGGGCAAATAACAAGAATAGGGTAGCAACTCTCGGTGGCTACTATAGCCTGGGCGGTTTTCCCCAGACCCATTTGGTCTCCAAGGAGAACTCTCTTCTTATCCTGGATATATTCTACCCCTTTAATTTGGTAGGGAGTTAGGTTCACCGCTTATACACAATGTTTCCGTCTGCATCCTTGATGATTATTCTACCAGAATAAACCCCACGTGCTGCCAGAGCTGCTTCTAGGGTATCGAATTGGGTCGTTCTCTCCCCATAGAAGGGGTCACTTGAATATAGTATGTAATTTTTCATTCTACTCCTATTTCCCTTCTTCTTTCCTCCAGGTCTGTCAGCAGAGAACCAAGTGCATCTATTTTTACTTTCAGTTCTTCATATTTCATCGTTTGTTGTTTTTTTCGGTTATTATTGCATCTAACCAGAATTCCCTGGCTTTTCGTATATGCTTACATCGAGTTAAGTTGGTTATCTTTCCAGTTACTTGGTATCTGGGGAGCTTCCTGATTACAAAGTCTTCACAGGTACAACTACCATTTCCACTCAGGTCGCAAATATCAACGTGATGATGCCCCTTCCGGGACAAGCTCTTCACTAGACACTCGCCAAAATGGTCCCTCGGTATTATCTGTTCGTGTTGCGTGTTCAAAGTGTTTCATGTATTTACCCGGCTTGCCGAAGGCATCTTTAAATCCCCATTCCACCGGGTATCTCTCTGCAAATAACCCACATAGCGTTTTCTTTGCGCGAGTCATAGCCACATACATTATCCTATCCTCCTCTGGCTCCTCGTTCATAGGGAACTGTTTTTCGGATAGGCCATATACGTAAACATTATCGAACTCGTGGCCCTTCGCCTTGTGAGCCGTAAGCACCGATATAACTCCCTTGGTTGGTGTCCAGTTGTAATCGTCTATCTTATTCCAGTCTGACCATCTACCTGTCTGTTCCATGGCTGCATTTATCTTATCATTTACATCAGGGAACTTATCTCCTAAAAGATCCATCAACACCCCAGTAAATTGAGGAATCATATCATCTCTTTTCTTTAAAGGTGCTTTAAGTATTCCAGTTAGTTTATCTAAACAATATTTACTGTTTCCTAATAAAGCATTAGCCACTAAGGAAACCTTCTCGTCTACATCTCCGCTAGAACGCTTAGACACCACCTCATAGTTCCATGAACCCTTCTCAAGAACCTCTCCCACCTTCACGCAATCATAGTTCTTTCTGCAAATTATGGCTGTCGTTCCAGATATGTCTAATAATATGTCATCAATGGACCCTATCCCCGCTATAGTGGATAACCTTATCTTCCATCCCTCCCTATCCTCAGTGAATCCACAGGACTTGTTGGTGGCTCTCTCGGTCAATAATCCTATGGCTTCGGGAACTCTAAAGTTCTTTATCAGGTTCATCCGCACAGCGCTTTCCCCAAACTCCATCTCCTTAGCCCCCCGGAATGAATATATTCTCTGGTTTGGGTCTCCTACAAAGAATTTAGTAGTGGTGTTTAGGCGCTCATAGAAATCCATGTCCTCCCTATTGGAGTCCTGGTACTCGTCCACCAGGAGGTGAATAGGTTTCCTTTGGTATGCCAGTCGGCACGTAGCCACCCTCACTATCTGCTCGTAGTTTGCTACCCTTCCCCGGTGACATATCTTATCGAACAACTCTAGTTGATCTTTGTCCTTAAGGGAGAGGGATCGGTCGATTCGTTTACTCTTTAGCTGACTTAAATCCTTCCTGCTATACCGTATCATCTTCTCCAGAAAATAATCATCCCATTGCTTATCGGTAAGTATGCAATAGGCAGGATACTCCTCGTTTACTATCTTCAGGCAATAAGAGTGCAGCGTCCCTATAAACTGAATACCCGCAGTTACTTTCTCCCGTATCTGCATGGCAGCAGCGTTCGTGTAGGTAAGGCAAACTATGTCGGACGGAAATACGCTTGGCCTAAACAATAACCAATTTACCCTTTCGGCAAGAGTCGTGGTTTTCCCAGACCCAGCTACCGCATCTATAACGGTAAATGCGTGTGTGCTTCGTGCTGCCCTTATTTGCTCATCATTTAGCTTCATCTTTTATTTGAATCCCTCCTACTGACAATTCTTCATTGTTTGGTACAGTAAGAAAAACCTGGTCTATCTTCCCTTCCATTAGCTTTTCCGTAAGAGACATTTTAACTCGGTTTTGATTCCCCTCAGAAATCCTTCCGAATTCATCTATCATAAGTATTCTGGTTTCTGTATTCTGAGCCAGATACAATAATATGCTTTGCTGTATAATCTCTTTCTCGGAGCCTGAGAAACAGTCCATAGGGATAAAAGAATGGCCCCTTAGACAACCGATTCCCTCTTTCTTATCTACTATTATTTCTCCGTCTATTATTGGGGAGGCAACCTGACGTATTATCTCCAGCCCTTCATTAAGAACCTTGTTTACCTCTTTCTCCTGCTGAACCTTTAGCCTTTGGTTCATCTTCTTTATCTCTCCCGAAACGCCTTCCAGAAACTCTTTCCTTTCTTTTGATCTCTCAAGGTCTTTCTCTATGGATTTTACCATCTTCAGATTAGAGAGTTCATCAATAAGCAACGCCTTTATTCCATTCCTCTCCTCCAAGTTTGGTTTGTCCTTAAGGAATTCATTTATCTCAGCCAAGGTCTTTTTACCAACCTCTATGGAAGTCTCGTGCCTTTTAATATCTACCTTAAGATCCTCTATGGTTTTATTTCTTTCCTGATACTCACTAAGCTTTTGCTTCCTTAGCTTAAGAGCCTTCTTGTTTTCCTTTAATAATACGTTGGATGCGGAAATCTCTATATTGTTATTCTCCTTATCCAGATACTTGTCCTTCCTTAACTGCTCCAGAGTAGCCAATTCCTTCCTATAGCTACCCAATATGTTATCCGACCATCCATCGCCCCAGTTACCACACAACACGCATTCCTTGGGGTTCTTCCGTATGGCCTCTATCTTTTTCCCGATCTTTAGTATGTCCTTATCAATACTCTCTATTTCCTGATATATCCTGCCTTCATTCAGCTTTAGCTCGTTGTTCTTAGGTGTCTCGGTCTGTAAATGCTCTTCCATAGAAGCCAACCTTTCGGCGGCTTTCTCCATATCTGGAATTCCACTTTTCTTAAGGTCTGACAGGGATAGAGATTTCTCGGCTATTAACTTCTCAAGCTCAGAAAGGCTTTCCTGAGTGACCTGTAGGCGGGTTTCATTTGCGTCTACGGCATCCATATCCCTCATATCTCTATCTATCTCTCCTTTAGACCTTATATCAGTCTCGGATAGGTTCTCATACTTTTTAAGGCTTTCCTCGTACTCAGCCACTATCCCTCTGCTGTACGACTGAACAGCATATATGGATTTCGATACTGCTTTCTGAGCCTCCTGGATAGATTCCTTCCCCTTCCAATCCTTAATAAACTCCAGCACCAGCTCTTTCTCCATATCAACCTTCTCCATTAGGATTCCGTGTAGCTCATCCCCCACACAATCTATACTATCCTCTTTTGCCATCATCTGAAGAAGGCTCCTAACTATCTCGTTTGAGCTTTTCTGAAAGAAGGCATCCTTGTCCACCAGGGTAGAAACAAGTGACTTATCTGAAACCTGACCCTCCCTTTTTGTGTTTATTACATTTCGCTTACCTTCGGACGCCTCGTATAGGAATTTCCCCTCATCGGTCTCCATGTATATTTCTATCTTCCTGGGAATCAGCTTACTCTTTCTGGAGGCGTTCTGAAATATAGCCCTTGGGGTCTTTCCGTGTCCCGGAATATAGCCGATTAAACACAGGGATATAGCACTAAGTATAGTGGTCTTTCCACTTCCATTGATTCCCGATATTATATTCAGGTCGCCGAATTCAAAGGAACGGTTTATCCCCCTGAACCCCTTTATGTTCAGTTTATTTATTCTCATCGTTGTTGTTTTTGTTTAGAAAGGAATCTCGTCGTGATCCTCTAGTCCATCGGAGGAAAACTTTGGCTGTGGTTTTGGTGGAGGCTGAGATGGAGGAGGAGGTGCGATAGGTTGTTCCTCCGGTACACTCATGTCCTCCGGTATCCTGCGGAGAAGTCCGTCCTTCTCCAAGGTAATTATAAGGCTCCTGGCCAACGTGTGAAACTCGGCTCCCGCTATCTCTATATTTATTTCCTCTTTTACCGTCTTAGAAGCCAGCTTTGCGGCAGTATAGGCAGCAGCTACCAGATTTGCCGTCTTTCTAAGGGTTGTCCTTATATTACTTGCTCCTTGTGGAGTTGCGGTAGGCGCACTCTGAGTAGGGGGAGAGAACGTATTATCTTCACCCGACTTTATAGGAGCCCCGTCCAGCAATATTTGAGCAGCCCCTTTAATCTCCAACTTAGGGTTATCTTTATACTCTTGTAACTCTATTCCTATAATACCCTGCTTTTCGGTGTGCTTTCCACGAATTAAAACAACCTTTCCCTTTAGATCGGATAGATCAGGGTGATTCCAAATAGTTATTCTTATCCAAGACTGGCCGTCTTCCCCTTCAAGTGAACCGGCTTGCATAGACCATTCCCTGTCATCCTGGGCTTTCCCGTTCTTGCGCTCATATAAATTCTTTAGCCTTCCTTTTACAGCGGGTATCTTTGTTCCCACCATAAGCTCCAATACTTGTTCTATGGTAGCTGCATCTTTCATATTGTTTCTATAATCTCTGGTTCAATGTTATGGTTTAATAAATTAAGTATCTGTTCCTTGGGATTCTTTCGTGTAATCTCATAGAGGCATATCTTTACCTTTTTATTTGTGGATTCCTTTATCTTCTTGGCTGTACGCCGGGCCTCCGTAGCTCCCCCAAAGAACTCTTGGAATCCCTTTCTAGGGAGTATCTGAAATATCTTCACGAGATAAATTCCCGTAAATTTTTATTCGTTTGTCAAATAGAAATACTGCTCAGGGATCATTAAAAGTATCCCAAAGTCCTATGCCTCCTGAAATAGACCCGGCGACGGCTCCTACCCTGGCTCCTATCGAGCCTCCTAGGATAGAGCCTGGTATATTTCCAACCGCTCCACCTATTATCATTCCAACTGCTCCACCTCCCAATGCTCCTGCTGCGTCACATCCTGCCGTTGCTACTACCCATCCCCAGAATCCTTTGTCACCTCCAGTAATATTTCTCCAATAAATTACCGATGCCTTGGACTGGTCAAAGGCAAGCATAGCTATTTCTGATTCTACTCCCCATTTCCAAGTGGAGAAATGGTCTGCCAGCTTTATAAAGGTTTCAATATCCTGTACGCTGTACAGGGACTTGATTGCTTCCTTCAGAGAATCTGATATGTTCAGTTGCTCAAATAGGACTATGGCATCAAAAGATGCTGATTCAAGTGCATCTACACTGGATTCCATATAGGAAATATAGTCTCCGTATCCTTCTTCCAGAAATAAGTTGGTCAGGTTTTCTTTTACCTTTTTGCTGTCATACTTTTCTCCTAAAGCTTCCGGATACTGCTCAAGGTATCTGTCGCATAACCGATTGTGTTCGGTCACGATAAGGTAATTCTCCGTAGAGAATCCCAATAGGGAAGAGGTAATGAAAAGGGGAAGAAGGTAACGAATCATAGTTGTTGAAAATATAGTTTTTCGATAGCATTGAACCGCTTCAGAGTCTTATTCAAATTACCCATGAAGTTCTCTCTATTTACATCTCCAAGTATTTCCTGAAGTCTCTGACATAATTCTATTCCGAACTCTATTATATCAGGCTCTATATCCGTTCTCTGCGACCAGTCTTCCCATCCAAGGTCAGCATCATACGAACTCCCCAAAAAACCTCCTATAGCACTATTCAAAACCTCTTCATCAGGTGTCTGTAGTGTAGATTGATACCCTACAAAAGATAATTCTGTAGAAGCTGCGTAAAAATATCCTGCATTTCTGCGAAGGAATCTGTCAAACTCAGGATTGGATGAACGTATAAATGTGTCACCAAACAGAGAAACACTAAATAGTAGGAATATGCTTAATAGTTTTTTCATTTTACCAACTTACTTCGGATTGATACCGCAGCCACAGACAAGCCTATTCCAGTAAAAACTCCTCCTACGAATAACAACCGGTTCATGTCTTGGTGTTCTTGGGGAAGGGAACTACTATCCCGGCTCCATTATTTTCCTTATCTTTAAGGGCGAGTATGTTGGTAAGTTCGTTCAGCTTTGCTGCAAAATGCTTTGTTCCAGTAAGAAGAAGTCCTATAAACTCTCCACAGTCTCTAAACTCCAACCTATCCCACACCTTAAATTTATCCTGCCTACGGTATCGGTAGCTGATCTCAAGCTTCTCCTTCATAATCCCCAGTTGCCACTCCACAATACCATGTATAATGTCGTTCATGGTCTGGTCATCCGGTTTAAATCTCTTATTCTTCATGGTTCGGGTAGGAGGTTACTATCGACCAAAGGCAGATAAAAACAGAGGGGATTACAATAAAAACTCCCCATAGGTGGTTGTTTAAAAGCACTACTACCCCTATCACGAAGGTTATTAGAGTAGTTATAAATATGTAGTATTTAACATTTGATCTCATCTATGCAGCTTTCTTGCCTTTCTTTTTGTTTGTAGTCAAGTTTTCCTGTAAATTTTCTCCCGTATATGTTTTCTTAACTACACAATTCCCACTCAACTCCAGGAACTTCTCATACCCCTTCAATCCCCATCGAAGACGCCAGGTTATACACCCTATCACACCAGCCAAATCCCTGGCGTTCATCCTGTCTATGTCCTTCATGGCGGAAAGTGAACGAGCCCTCACCTCATTCCTGATAGGCTCCATGTTTCCGTCGTTGTAGACCTTTCCAAATACACGCACATACCCCAGCTCTGACTCCTTTATAGCCCTAGCCACCTTTGCTTCCTCTACGGTATCAAAACGGCCACAGTTTATAGTTTTCCTATCCTTATCATACACATTCACCTCATACCTAACCCTATCTCCACTCAGGGTCCTCTTTATTATTCCCGTAGGTAGCTTTTCTTCCATGCCAGTAAGCTTTAAACGGAGAGCTGTATGGAAATCGGTTCTTGATAAATGAACGTTTATACGCTTCCTTACAACCGCTTATGGACGACCACGAAAGGGAAGCATACGAAAGAGGGAAGCTGAACGCTACTATAGAAAATCTCGTAAAACTAATGGAGGATGGGCGTCTACGATTTACAAACATCGAAAAGGAACTCATACACCTAAAAGAATCTCGGTCAAAGCTAATAGGAGCCCTCATAGTAATAAATGTTGCATGGCCTGTTGTTATAGCCATCGTCCTGCCTTTACTATCCAAATGATGAGGTACGACCCATTTCCTTTCTTTAGTTCAGGAAATATAATAGGCAGCTCAATAAGCTTCCTTGGGATCATACTCTCTCACGTAAACCTCATTCTGTCCTTCATGCTTGTGCTTGTGGGGATTTCCTTCTTCTTCTTGGTCCATATAACCATAAAGAAAATTGTATCCTTCGACAAAAACCGAATAGACCGTAAGCTTTCCGTAGAAATCAGCTCCCTAAGAAAAAGAACATCTAAACCCCCATTCAGACATGCCAAGACCAGAAGACGACTTCCTCCTAGATAAGTGGTTCCTTAAGCTTGAGTCCTTAAGTCCAAAACACGTAGGTAGGATTACATACAAACTCAACGAATTAACTTATATCCTGGAGATAATGGATCACGAAAACAACTGGGAGAGTACGTGCTTCAACATATACGACATAAACGATCTCAAGGGAGTCTTTATCTTCTCCAACCAAGAAAAGCTAAGGGGGTTCATGGATATGAATAATATGAACTACGACGAGAGAGATAGTTCAGAATAGGACAACGACTAATTTACCCCATCTAGCCCCCCTTCGCAAACCTCCTTCCCCGCGTCGGGGGGCTTTTACATCTTGGAAGAGAAAAAGAAAAAACCATTTCATCGGATTTACCACAATCCCGACGATAACAGAAACGGAAGGAAGTGGCACAAGGGACCTCAGCGCTGGTGCAACGTTCACCAGTTCATAAGACATAGGGAAATCGTCAGGTTCTTTCAGGAGAAGGACAGGATGCCCCTCACCCTCCGCAATCGACACCTGCTCAATCCTAGGTACGGAACAAAGTGGTTTCCCTCTATGATGGAGTTCGTAGGCCATCCCTCACCAACAAAGCAAACCACACGGTTACTGAGGGGGCTTTACGTAAACATGTATCAGACGTTCCTACTCCTAAGACTGGGGTTTCACAACACCGATCACTTCGAGAATCTAATCATCCCCTTAGACAAGTTACACGAAACGTTTCTGCTACAGGAGTCCCTAATTTCCTTGCACCCCTATCCCTACACTTCAAAGTCCTAGTTTTTCTCATGTATGTTGTGGTTCGCCCCTGGGTTTGTCTTTTGGCCCAGGGGCTTTCCTCTTGACAGGGTGTTAAGTTTTTCCGTAAATTCTTAACTTAACCATAACAAGAAATACCCCATCTTTTTTCTTAGTGACTCATCTAAAGAGGATACCCCACTAACCGATAAAGGATTCAAATGTCAAAGACACCCCATAAATAGAGAAAGAACCAAGCTCGTTAATACCCCACAACGTGGAAGTGAACCAAATGACTCTATTACTCACCGGATCAAAGTGAACCAAAAATTACAGATTCACCAATAGTAAGGAGTGAGCCCAGACCCAAGATTCCCCACCATAACCAGAGCGATCCAATAAATCGTGATTCCCCAAAACCAATAAGAGACCCAGAAAACCATAATACCACATAACCATTGAGGGAGTCATTTATGATAATACCCCACATTACGCGAACGAGTCAATTAGACTAAATCCCTACAGTAAACAAACGAACCATGAATTGCCATTCCCCACAACGGATAAGTGACTCAAATTGTACAAAACCCCACAGCATAAGAAGGACTCACTCCACTTAATACCCCACTACACCAGAAGGAGCCATTAGAGGAAAAACCCCCACATTGAAGAAGCGAACCAAGCGAATCAAAAACCCATAATGCCCAAGTGATCCAAGGCATCTGAAACCCCACATTGAACTAGAGATTCAACGACATCAATACCCCAAATCAAATAAAAGATTCACCATACCCTATTCCCCATTGACGATCTAAAGAACCAGCATGTGAAATCCCCCATATCGTCTCAGTGACTCAATTCCAGATCATACCCCAATGGGAGCGAAGGAGTCATAAAACAAGTTACACCAAAAATACAAAACGAATTAGGGCATCAGAAACCCCACATCATGCGAATGACCCACAATGGATCAAACCCCAAACTAAATAAAGGGAGCCATCATAATTTAAATCCCCAAAGTTTGAAGAGCGACCCAGCTATCCGCAATTCCCCATACAAGTAGAGGGAGCCACATTAAAGGAACATACCAAAATCCCTGAGCGATCCAGGTAAAACCGAATCCCCATAATATTTAAGAGACCCACCAATAGAAAATACCCCAACTCAATACAGGGAGCCAAAATACGCTAAATCCCCATCATTTCCATAGCGACCCCAAATGTTTAAACCCCCAACGGAGACTAGGGAGCCAAATAAACCAATCCCCCAATGTATGTAAGCGACCTGCCTACTTCTTCCCGGTCTTCAATGGCTCTTTCTGCCACCGGGGGGGTATACAAGCTATCTTGGTAGGCTTGGGTTGGGATACGTAGTTGTCCTGACTCTTGATGTTACTCTTCTTGCTCATATCCCCACTGAAAGGACCAAGGGGATACCCGTCAACCTTCAATATTGACTTTTACCAACCACAGCCCTGTATAATACTTTCATTATGTCAGTAACCGCTTCCAAAGTTTTAAATAAAGATAAAGTAATAGTATTTAAAAACCCCGGAGAAACTCCAAAGTACGCGGAAAAAGAAGAGTTTCTTACAGGGGCCATACAATCAGCCTTCCCAATAGCACAACAGGAAATCCTGGAGGGAACCGTAGTCGTAAATCCAGGAGACAATGCAATAAACGGCTCCAACACTTTCTTTACCAAGCATTTCAAACGGGGAGATGTTATATTTTCCGAGGGGAATTACCTCCTCATAGCAGAAGTTGAAAGTGATACCGTTCTAGGGCTCTTCGATGACTCCACCGTATCTCTGGCTAATACACAGTACAAAAACGGCGGCCCAATACAAGAGTTCCTGGACGCAGAAGGGAATCGAATCGGAGCCTTGTCAGAAAATGGACTGGTGATGGACAAAGCTTCACGGTTTCAAGAACTAAGGGCAAACTCCTCAGACCCTAACGACGCCAGGGTCCCATACATAACGGGAACCTTAACAATCACTTTGGGAAGCCCCAACGTAGTTGGAGTTGGAACCAAGTTCATAGAGGAAGTAAAAGAGGGCCAAGTGTTGTGGGTAGAGGATGCAAATGCGTTTCTACTGGTAGATGCCATTAACTCCGACACCTCTATAGGTCTTCTATTCCCATTCCCAGGAGCCACAACGCCAGGGTCGAAGGCAAAGTTCCTGCCGAATCCAATAAGAGTTATAAACAGCCTCGGGGAACTTGTCCTGGACATACCAGCAACGGGAAAGATGTTTAACGCTACGGGATTGCAGATGGTTGCACTCGGCACATCTGAACCAACCATAGGTCTT